AGTTTTGATCAAATAGTCCATAAGGGCTTCCAATTGCACAGCAAACTCAGTGAAATACAGAAGGACATAGAGTTGCGCAGCTCGTATGAAAAATAATCCTGGGTCGGAACTCTTCTCACCCCACTTTAGCGTCGCAAGAACTTTCTTGGGCTTGACGGGGACCGGGACCCAGATACCTGATGCTAAGACACCACGAGATGACAAGAAGGGCAAGTCACGGATTGGGGTGCCAGATGGGACCTCCATGGTAACCTCAGTGCCATACTTGGCAAAGCCTGCCTCGATCCACCCCTCCCCGAGCATTTCGTAGAAATGGGGCGAAACGGTGACAACATTATCATCCCCATAGCATGCGCAGTCGACATTGACAATTATGTCATTGTAGGAGGGATAACAGTGCCATCGGTCATACCAACGATCCAAAATGGACCCGAAAACCCTCCTAACGAGATTGGTCGTATTATAAGAAGTGGTGCAATCCCAACCAGTCGAATGACCGGTCCCCCTCTGCCAAACTGTCCCATCTGGCAATTTGCATTTGGAAAAAACTATGAAATAGTTATAGCAAAAAAGAGCATTGTAGATAGAATCCGTCTGGAACTCAGGGGCAAAGGAGTCAAATATGAGATTTGTAAAGAGCACCATTTCAGCCCAACGCTGCGTAGAATCATTTGACTTACAATCGAATGACCAACCACGCCAACCCTTCTTGTCGAGCCTTGTGCGAAGGCCATGCCACCCACAGCGATATGGTGTAAAACCAACGCAAGACCAAGTTTTGAGGGCAGCAGCGTAGAACTTCTCGTTAAACTTTTTGTGTAGACGCATGCCAATGTAGAGAAAATCCCTTTGCACGCCGCAGATTGTGCGAATTTTGTTCTGAAGAATCTTCTCGACAGGCCGAATCTCGACCTTACCGAACACGGTGAAAAATGGTTCGAAATACTTCCCGGCCAACCAATCCTCAAAGGCCTCTTGGCAGACAGTGGCATTCACGTCGTAAAACTCACGCGCCGTTTTCCACTTTTTTGTGAGAGGGAAACCAGGGGACTTGCTGAGATCCGACGCAGCGATGACCTCATCGTGTGTGGCCAAGGTGCAACCACGTAGAAAAGGCATGAACATTTGCCTAAAGTAATCGTCGGCCATGTCAAGCTTTTCAGCGGGGGGGTTAAAGTCCGTGTTGTCATACTTGCAAAAATCCTTGAAATTAGTGACATCGTTCGGATTAGTCAAGCAATACTCATCTACATCCCAATCACCCGGGATGTGTGGTGTGCAATCCAAATAAACAGTCGAAGGCTGAGTTGTCAACCTGACTGAACTGTTGGTGCGGTTGTCGGGGAAACGACCAAGAAAGGATAGAATTTCTGGTGCCTCGAAAGCCTGCGGCTTGCAATGAGGAATAATTTGAGGGACCTCCACGCCACAAACATTTGTGGGCATTGCAACACCAGAAGCAGATGTGCACCAACGGCGGAGGTAAATCCCATAATTGCTTAGGGAAGAGCCAGCTCTGTGTACGCCAATGACGCAGCCTGTTCTGCTGTCATAAATGGGGGCGCCGGACCAACCTTGTTCACAATCGGACCCATAAGAGAGCTCATTGCAATCGGACTTGACATTTTTGACGGGGGTCGTGGCAAAGTCGAGTTTGGATTGCTGCTCGACATAAGCTATGCAAGCATATAGAGCACTCGGAGCAAAATCCGCATACTGAAAGCCTGGATAGGTCGTCCCTGAGCGCCCAAAACGAACGCGGGCGAGATCATCAGCCACAATCTCGACCTGCCCAACATCAGTGTCCCCAGGTGTGAACGAAGTTCGCGTCGAAGGGTGAAAGAAAACAGGTTGAGAACCACAATTGTCCAATACATGCTTGCAAGTGAACAAATAATTCCCGACACGGAAGGCTTGACCAAGAGGGTCTCTCTCAACATTCGCATTGCCGACAGTGAAAATCTTGCGAGAAGGAGTAACGTGAATATAACCTGTCAAGAGTTTGGCTTCAGGCCTTATCACAGGGCCCTTACTCAAACGAGACTCCATGGTGTAACCAGCCACCGAGCCGACATGTGCGAATTCACGCATGTGTTCGGCTTTTGTTGCCACAAGGCGCTCGTTCGTGGCCGGAACCACGCCTTCGGCAAATGGACATTTTTGTCCAAAATGACAGATCTTTTGGTGTGTCTTGCGAAAATGGCGCATACATTCACCAAGCTCACAATCAGAGCACCGTTTTGACTCATAGTCGTCTTTATCACGGTAATTAAGGCTAGTTTGAAACCGTGTGCCAGAATCGCGTGCGTTAACAAACTCGTAAATTTTACCTTGAATGAGGGTCTGCCTGGCCTCAAAACGATTCTGCTTGGTGCCCATGTCAGTCTTTTCAGACCATTGTTTGCCTGCTCGTGAAGCCGCACCATACGACTCTGAGTCCTCGGTTTCCGCTCTACCGTAAGCATCCCAAAAAATGGCTGGATCATTGAGCTCAATGGCAGTCAACCAGGCCTTATCAAGACCAGCAACAATCTGTGGGTCTGCCAGTTCCAAGCCTGGGCCGAAGAAATCATCTCCGGCATCACGTGTCTCTTTACGGTCCCTGTCGGTGGCACCAAAATCATCCAGCGTGTGGTCCTGGCCGTCATCCCAAAAATCCATCCAATCAACGTCGTTTCCAATGGGA